ATGCCGAAGCTCACGAAGAGCCATGTCGATCGACTCCCGGTCGAGGCGCGCGATTATTTCGCGTGGGATGGCGAGCTTCCGGGGTTCGGCGTGCGCGTCTGGCCGACCGGGCGCAAGGTCTACATGGCGCAGTATCGCGCCGGTGGCCGCACCCGCCGGGTGAAGATCGGAACGCACGGAGCGGTCACCGCAGAGCAGGCGCGCACCCAGGCAAAGATCGTGCTCGGTGACGTGGCACGCGGAGAGGATCCGGCGGAAGACAAGGCAACCCGCCGCAAGTCGCTCACGGTGCGCGATCTCTGCGACAATTACCTGAAGGCGGCCGAGGGCGGCCTGATCATGGGCAAGCGCCAGTTGCCGAAAAAGGAAACGACGCTGGTTTCCGATCGTGGCCGGATCGAGCGGCACATAAAGCCGCTGCTCGGCAATAAGCTGGTCCGCGACCTGGTGCAGGCCGACGTCAACCGCTTCATTCGGGACGTGACGCTCGGCAAGACGGCCGCGGTCGTGAAGACAGACAAGAAACGCGGCAAGTCAGTGGTCGAGGGCGGCGCCGGCACCGCCGCGCGAACTGCGGGCTTGCTCGGCGGCATTCTGACTTACGCGGTGAGTGAGGGCATCATTCCGTTCAATCCGGCGCGCGGTGCTAAACGACAGGCCGACGCATCGCGCACCCGACGGCTGTCCCCAGACGAATATCAGCGGCTCGGCGCTGCGCTGCGGACGGCCGACGAACTGGCCGAACCGGAGCAAGGCATCACTGGCATCTGGTTGCTAGCGCTGACCGGATGCCGCATCAGCGAAATCGTCGGGTTGAAATACGATGAGATTGACCTGGCCGGCTCATGCTTGCGGCTGGCCGACAGCAAGGAAGGCGCGTCGGTGAGACCCCTCGGCGCCGCCGCTGCCGATGTCATCCGCAGTGTGGCCAACCTCAGGCGCTCGCCATACCTATTGCCGGCCGATCGGAGCGACGATGGCAGCTATGGCGGCATGGCCCGCGCGATTGATCGCGTGATGACACGGGCGAAGCTGGCAGGCGTCACGGCGCACACGTTGCGTCATAGTTTTGCTTCGGTGGCAGGTGATCTCGGCTTCACCGAGTCCACCATTGCGGCGCTCATCGGTCACTCGGCCAGCGGCTCCGTCACGGGGCGATATATCCACCACCTCGACACGGTGTTGATCGCGGCGGCCGACAAGGTAAGTCGCTCGATTTTGGGACAGATGACCGGCAACGCTCCTATGGATCAAAACCATTTGTCCACGGTTGTGGTCTAAGAATCGTCGCAGGGATCCGAAAAAAGGCCATTTTGTGGCCGTAGACGCTTAGGGGCACTAGACGAAGCAGCCGGGCGGCGCCTAGGGTAACGATTCAGAACGTGTAAAGGGCAAATCAATGAAATTTCCGGCCAGAGATAGGGTGATCTACGACCCTAATCCTCTTGCTCAGGTGATGTGCCTCATTTCGTTTCCGCGGATATTGGCAATCGACAACGCTCTCCCCGTGTCATTTCAGGCTGCTCTCATGGCGCAATTTCCGTTTCTGGAAACAGAGGCGGCCGAAGGTGGCTCAACAGAGCGCGCTGACGACAAACCATTACGTTCGATGATCTACGAATTTCACTCGGCGGACCGGGTTGTTTCGATCGCGCTGGGTTCGGACTTCCTTGGCGTTCGCACAAAGGACTACGAGCGCTGGGAGAGTTTTCGAGAATACATCTCGTTAGCGATAAAGACCTTGATCGATAACTATGGACCAAAGCTTTTTACGCGCGTTGCGCTCAACTACGTCAATCTAATTGATCGAGACGAGTTGAAGCTTACCGATGCCGACTGGAAAGATCTTATTAAGCCTGCGTTGCTCGGAGCCCTTGCCGATCCAGACGTGCCTGAGGATGCAGTAGAGAGCTATCATTCTGTAATCGAGTTGCCCATCGATGGCGACGCCAACGTCCGTATCACCGCAGGACTTGTTGGCGACGACGATGGGGACGGTCCGTCGTTTCTGATAGACAACCTTTTTTATACCGAGAAAGCAGTTGACGCTGATGAACTCCAAAGCCTTGGCAATCTCAACCGATTCAATGCCGAAAGCGGACGCGTTTTTCAATGGTGCATTCAGTCGAAACTACATCTCGCCCTTAATCCACGATCTGTCGACTGACCACCCCCGCTTCATCGACGACAAAATCGCCTTCGTCGTGTGCACACATGTGCCTGCACATGATCAGTCGCGTTTCTTTGCCGCTGATCATTTAGCGACCTATTTGCAGAGCGTCACGGCAAAGACGTGGCGTCTCCATCATGCTTGTTTGGAGCAATTCCCACATTCGCGTCGAGCTGCGCAGAAGCCCAACTTGAACCTTGCGTGGGTCGTTACAGCGGTCACTTCTGATAGAGAGGGAAGCGGCACCGACACTATCGAGGTGGTAATCGAGGGGTTGAATGAGCTTTTGAAGGCGCGTCAATTCGAAGATATCCGGCGCATATTCAGAGTGATGCCGGAAAACCTGATTTCACCCGAAATCATGGTGACGCTCCTACGGACTACGTTCGCCGTGCGTAGCCTGATAGATAAGCCTTGGTATTCTCTGCTTCGCAGAGTCAGAGCGGAGCTTAACGCGCGTGGCCTTCCATCGAAGAAAATATTGATCGGGCTCGAGCAGTAATGCCCCTTGCCGCGAATGCTGAGAGGCCGTTCGATGACGTACGATTTCTCGGCATTGCTGCGAGATCTGTTGACCCCATATATGATGGCCAAGACTTCGGCCTTCATGTCGCTTTACTCTATAAGACCGATAATCAACCTGCGCGTCTTGCCCATCTTGCCTGGCATCACATCCAAATAGCGGATGGTGCGCCAGATGAAGCTTACAAGTGGGACCAGATCCAGCTCGGCGATATCAATACAAAAACCGTCGCATCGTGGTTGAACAAGCGCCGCGCAAAACCTGACAAAATTCCATATGGATTTTCGGTGACCGGAGATGTGTTTGAGCGTGGTACGGACGAGTTTATCGAGCCACCCCTAGGAATGGGATTAACCTGCGCAACGTATATACTTGCCGTTTTGAGGCACCTAGGTTTCCCAATGCTTGAAGAGCATACGTGGCCAGAGGCGCGGCCTGATGATCTTGCGTGGCAGGTGGGTATACTCGAAAAATTGCAAGAGAACGGGGCTTCCGCCGAACATACCACTGCCCTTGCAGAAAATGTTGGTGCAGTCCGCTTCAGACCAGACGAAGTCTGTGGTGCGGCTATCCTACCTGATTGGCCAATCGCTTTCGATGACGCCTCGACGGCGGCAGCGGAGATCGTTCAGTTCATGGGTGCTTGCAGAAACGCAGAAAACGGCCCGGCCGCGACCTGACAAACCGCCAAAACGTGGGAAGCTCATACCCTCCATCGTCGCCCCCGAGTGGCGCAACAATGTTTGACCCTTCTGTTCGACGTGTCGGAGTCGAGGTAGATTGAAGCAACGTGACGAAATCTTAGCGAGATGCGGCGAGATGATAGGTCCGCTTCTATTCCCTGTCGGGCTTTCAGCTTCCAAATGTAATTTTGTCCATGCCCTCAATGTAAGAGTCCAAAAGGCCCGCGCGATCAAGCATTCGATATGAATTGCGAGACGCTGCATACTGAGTCATCTGCTGATTGATCCGACACCAGGAACATTCCGTCTGGGAACTATCTGCCTTCATGGGCTCGAAACAGGTGCTGCACGATACAGCGGCAGGGATAAGCGCCGAGCCGTCGAAAATGTGCGGGCGTTCATGAAGGTCAAGGAAGTATGGAATTGCTGTGACCCTGCCAATTCGAATTTCGAAGTAGCGACAGCCCAGTTCGTGAGCTTTCCTTTTTAGAGCATCTTTCGTTGCATCTGTTGCTCTTGAACCAGCGATGATGCTTCTCACACATTGAACTGGCGCGTCTAGAAGTAGTAGATCGGAAGCGTCGCGGATCTCCGTTTCCGAAGCAACCATTCGACGCTCCCGCTCGTAGCTCCAGCAGGTTGCTTTGGTGTAGTAGGCGGCACGATACACGCCTAATCGCAAAAGATAGATGTAGCGATATTTTCCGATTCTAAATGCTCTATAGAGCATGTCGGTCAGGCCTTCGGACGGGACATCTGAATAAGTTACGTCGCCGAAACTGCTTTCAGGAAAAGCCTTCGCAAGGCAAGTTTCGGAAAATTCAACCACAAATCCTTTATGGTTTTCGGCATAGTGGGCCCACATAGGGACCACATCCGGCGATCGAGAAAAGCAGGTGGTGGGTTGCTGAACAAGCTCGCCAACAGCGTCGGCGTAAAAGGCCAGCGCGTCTGGCTCCTCGTCGAAATCTATTGTGAGAAATAGCTCGTAAGGATCGTTGAAATCCTTCGGCAAAGAGCACTTCATAGTCACCCGCTCAGGCGAGCTGAAAATGGCATCAACGAGCTGAGAACCCGCGTACTTGTAGAGATGCGTGTCCTTACGATCGATCGCCGCTGGATCCTCGCCCGAATGGTCTACCGCCGGCGAGCCGGATGCGGCAGCTTCGTCGAGCAACTTCCGCTTTTTCTTCTTTCCAATCTTATTGTTCATTGGCGCCCCATCGGATCATACTGGTGCTCTTCGGAGTGGCCGCATTTTCCACACTTCAGAGTTTGCAGCTGCACGCCCATGACGCCGAAGACAGGATCTTTCTTTGAGCTAATGACTTCCATTTTTCCTTCACGGCAAATGGGACACGCTTCGCCAGATGTATGAGCAGCGATCTGATCGCGTAGCGATTTGATCTGCCGATCCTTCTCATGAATTTCTTCCCGGGCGTCAGTGAGCGCCATCCGTAGCTCTGCGACCTTTCCGTAGAGGTCCGCCATTGAGGCCTTGAGCTCTCCCTCGCTGACGCCTTTGTCGATCTCGCGTAGCTGCTTGACGATCGTCAGCGCCTGCGATGCGGAAGCAAGTGCAACTGTAAAATCCACGGTCATTCCCCCGAGTTTTGAACTCGATAGCACAGGACGCGCCGAAGCGCCCCCAGAGGGGTGGACATTTTTAACCAAATCAGGTGAGCATGTCCGTGGGCGTGACAACCCGGACCAGTGACTACCCGCAATCCATCTAAGGATCAGTGCTCTCGCTTCGCAGGCGAGTGCCGCGGATATGAGTTTTACGACGTTGTCGTGAAACTCGACGGACGAGCTTGGCGGCTCGGCTCCGAACGGCCGATTTATGGCCGGGGATGAGCGTGCTGTCCAGAGGGTTTCGGCCCTTAAAAGCGCTCTGCCTGTCTCACTGGCAGGTTGTCACTCCCCGGCTGCTCGGTCTGTTACCGGGCGACGGCTGTGACAAGCCGATTTCAGTGAGCAACACCCATGACCGACGCTAGACCTATGTTTCCGCCCGTGGACACGTCCAGGCGCGGTTTTCTGACCCACACCGCGGCCCTTGCCGCTGCCAGCACCGCAATGGCGCTGGCCGCGCCCCTGCCGCCCGCTGAAGCCGCCGGGGTGGCCCCGATCGTTGCCAGCGAGGCCGTTGACCCCTTCTTTATCGAGATCAAGGCTGAGATCGACGAACGGCTGACCCAATGGCACCAGCTCGACGCCAAATGCAAAATTGGTGATCGGGCTTTGAAGGCATGGGAAGCGCGTAATCCTTTGCCTGACATGATCTGGGACGAGGCCGCTGACGAGTGGAAAAAGGACATCGGCACGATCCGCAGCGACTGGCACGAACGCCGGCAGAAGGTGATGTGGCAAACCAAGGTTGGCGAATTGAAGGGCCGCCGAAACGAGGTGGAGGCGGCATATTGCGAATCGATTTCGGAGTTCGCCGCCATCCCGGCAACCAACCTGCCCGTGCTGATCTTTAAGATCGAAACCGGCATCATGATGGATAGTCGCGACGGCACCATTGCCCGATCGGTGCTGTTCGACATTGCCCGGCTGAGACGGTCCGGCGATTTCCTGTACGACGCGGCGAACTCACAGACGGCGCAAGGCTGACGCTTAGCGCAATTTCTGGTCTGACAAGTCCCGTCGGCTCCGGCCGGCGGGTTATCCATCACGGGAAAAACTGATTACCTAGATGGCCGGGTAAAGACTTGACCTTTTTACCCAGCCATCTAGGTTAAAGTTATACCCAGCGAGATTCGACATGGCTACTGCAAATAATCTCTACGAGGCGCTTGCCGACGCAACCGGCAAATCAGTCTCCGCCGTCGAGGCCTATGGGCTTGGTCTGCGAAAAATTCGTCGGTGGCCGCCAACAAAGCCGGGGCGCGGTGCGTCACCTGTTACGCTGATGGACTCGGCAAAGCTGCTGTACGTCATGCTCTCGGCAGGACCGAACGATATCGGCCCGTTCTTTATGGAGTACGCCAATACGTGCCCTCTTGAGAACAAGGACAATGCGATCCTATTGAGCGTTTTGCAGGCCGAGCTGGATCTTAAGGACGACGCGAAATTCCTCGACTACTGCGCAGCATTTATCGCCAAGTATCGCGACGAAACGATCAAGGACGTTGTCTTCTGGAGCGAGTCTCCCGACGGCATGATGGAAGAAAGCGCGTACCCGGGCCCGCATATCGAAATGCGAGTTCAAGGGCCATTTCCCATCGGCGTCTTCAAATTCATCCTGTCGCACAAAATGCTGGATCGTATTGCAGATGCCGGTGGTGACCCGAAGCAGCACATGGGGATGATTGTTATTCCCTTCCTTCCAGAGTTTTTTCGGCTTGCAGCAGAATCTCGGAAACGAGCGGAGAACGCCGAAAGCAAACGGTTGCGAGCTGAGCATCTGCGGAGTGCTGATGCTTTCGGCGACGCCATCCAGGCACTGCGAGAACACAGATCAAAAGGAATTGGTTTCGAACGATACCTGGGTGGTCGCGAGTTCGACGCTGTCGGACGCGCTCTACGCGGTGATGTGCTGAGTACAGGCTAAGCAACTCGCGCCAGGCGAGCCTCTAGGAGACTGAAAAATGAATGAAGCTGAAAAACCCTCTTCGGAGGGAACGCCCCCGGCTTGTCTGCCGGCGCACCTCGACAAGCCTAGACTCCGACGGGAGCACGCGTCGGAATATCTTGATGTGGTGTTCGGCATCACCATCGCGCCTGCCACATTGGCAAAATACGTGACCATTGGCGGAGGCCCTGAATTTCAGAAGGTGAATCGCACACCTCTCTATCCCCGCCACTCGTTGGATGCTTGGGCGAAAAAGAAGCTTGGGCCGCTTATTGCTAGCAGTTCGCAGGCGGGCTGAACAAATGGGCAACATCGGCGCACATGTGTTTATCGACGGCGGGACGATCATCAGCAGTCCCATCACTGCCGAAATCGGTCTCTTCCAATACTTCGTCAACGTGGTCGAGGAAGACGGCTGCGAGATCGGCATGTGGTGTGGTTCGTCCTACCAGCAAGCCGTCGTTGAAGCGGAGATCATCGCCGAAGAGTGGGGCGAGTTGCCTGTGCATGATCGCATCGGCCGAACTGATCTGCTCCAATGATCGACTTCGGCAAGGTCAACGCCGCGGCGCTTAGTTCGCTGCCGTCGCTGCTCGATCGCTGGTTGCCCGGTGGTCGTCGAGAGGGGCGTGAGTACGTCGCCCGCAACCCGCGCCGTGCTGACCGCACGCCGGGAAGTTTCCGCATCAACATCAGCACGGGCCGATGGGCCGACTTCGCCACGGGTGACACCGGCGGCGACCCGGTAAGCCTCGCGGCATTTCTCTTCGATCTATCGCAGCTCGAGGCCGCGCGCCGGGTAGCTGCAATGCTTGGAATACGTGAAGGATGAACATGATCAATGTGGATGAGGCGTTCGCGCCCTTAGACGGTGACGTTCCTCCGCCGCCAGCAGTTGATGACGCATGGCGTCCGCTGCTGCCGATCCCGGCCGACGCTCCGAAACTCACCAATGCTCTCATCAATCGCTTTTGCCCAGCGGGCTACACGTTTGCCGAAGGCTGGCGCTACAACGATGCCGCCGGGCAATTGATGCTTTGCGTGGTCCGCTATAATCGGCCTGCGAATGGCAAGCCGGCAGATAAGCAGATCAAGCCCTTCGTATTCTGCGAGGGGCCGAATGACCGCAAAGAATGGCGTTGCCGAAACATCTCCGATCGGCGTCCGCTCTATGGCCTCGATAGGCTGGCTGCCCGACCGTCCGCGCGCGTGATGGTGGTCGAGGGCGAGAAGGCTGCCGACGCGGCGGCCAAGCGCTTCGACAGCTACGTGGTGGTTACGTCGTCCAGCGGCTCCCATGCCGCCCGCAAGGCCGACTGGTCTACCCTGGCCGGACGGCATGTCGTGCTTTGGCCCGACGCCGATGAACCGGGATCGAAATATGCGGAGACGGTGGCCGGGCTGTTGCAGGGCATCGCGGCATCCGTCCACATGGTCACCACGCCGCCGTCAATGCCGCAAGGGTGGGATCTAGCTGACGACGTGCCGCCTGGCATGAACGACAACGATATCAGCCGCCTTCTCGCCGTCGCCCGGCCGGTGACCGCCGGTGGCTGGCCTGCCGTGACGCCGATCACCTCGACGCTGCCGGCGGTCGAGCCGTTCATTCCCGAACTGTTGCCCGAAGCCATCCGGGACTACGTGATGGACGTCGCCGACCGCCAGCAAGCGCCCCCGGATTTCGCGGCCGTGACCGCGCTGTGCGGAATCGCAGCAACGATCGGAAACCGGGTTCGCGTTCGGCCAAAGCAAAACGATGATTGGGAAGTCGTGCCGAACCTCTGGGGTGCGATCATCGGCCGGCCCAGCGCGATGAAGTCCCCGGCCATGCAGGCCGCGCTCGGCCCGATCTACGCCATCACCGATGACCTGCGCGAGAAGTGGGAAGAGGAAATCAAAAGCGCTCAGATCGACGAAGCGCTTTCCGGCCTCGACGCCAAGGATGCCAAGAAACGCGCCGAGAAGGCGCTGAAGAACGGTGACCGCGATGCTGCCCGTGAACTCCTAGAGGGCCTAGCCGGCGATGACGATGACCAACCGCCATGTCCCCGCATCGTGGTGAACGACGCCACGGTCGAAAAGCTGGGCGAACTGCTGAACGAGAACCCGCGTGGCATTCTGCTGATCCGGGACGAGTTGCCCGGCTTCCTCGCCCGCATGGAAAGCGAGGAGCATCAGAGCGAGCGAGCGTTCTATCTTGAGGCGTTCAATGGTGATGGCCGCTTCACCTATGACCGCATCGGGCGCGGCACCGTGCATATCGAGCATTGCACCGTCAGCATCATCGGTGGTGTGCAGCCGTCCCGCATCGCCCCGATCGTCCGCGGTGCCATGTCGGGCGCCAGCAATGACGGATTGATCCAGCGCTTGCAGATGGTGGTGTGGCCGGACGATATCGGATCATGGCGCTGGGTTGACCGCGCACCGAACACGCTGGCGCGGCTCGCCTACGACAAGGTTTTCCGCGATCTGTACGACCTGCCGATGGGCGACACCGAGCGGCCGACCGTGCTGCGCTTCTCGCCGGAGAGTCAGGAGTTGTTCCAGCAATGGATGACAGAAATCCAGTCCGAAGCCCGGTCGGGGTCTCTGCCCTCAACGCTGGAAAGCCATATCCTGAAGATGCCGAAAACGGTGGCATCGCTGGCGTTGCTGTTCGAACTGATCGACGGCGGCCGGTTCGACGTGAACGAGACGGCAATGCGCCGGGCGCTGGGCTGGGCCGACTATCTCCGCAGCCACGCCAATCGGCTCTATTCGTCCGGCGAGACGATGGCCGAGGATGGCGCTAGGCTGATCATTGAGCGGCGGAACCAGTTGTCGGATTCATTCACCGCCCGCGACGTTCACAAGAAGGGCTGGGCAGGCCTGAGCGACCGCGAGACGGTTACAGCATCGATCGAGATGCTGATCGCCACCAACCACTGCCGAGAGGTCCAGGGCAAGCCGGTGGGGGCGGGTGGCCGTCCTACAATCACATATTGCTGGAATCCCGCACTTCAGGCCGGAGGGTGAGACTATGGGCCGTTGGCTGGCTGCTCTCCGAACCGATGAAAAAAAACTAGAAAACGCTACCGACCCGAACCGACAAAACCCCCAAAACCCCCCTCAAGCGGGTTTTGGGGGTTTTGGGGGTAGCCCTTCCGAGGATATCCAGAAATTCACGCTGGAGGCTGACGAGGGTTTTGGGGGTTTTGGGAGTTCGCTGTCTGGGCGTTTCCAGAATTTTTATTTGCTCGATGACCGCGCCGGCTGGGATGATGAAGACTGGCAGGCGGCATACGAAGAGCGGGCGGCCGTCCTTGAGTTCGATGGGTGTCTGTTGCGCGAGGAAGCGGAACGGCTGGCGCGGCTGGAAGTCGACGATCAGCGGAAGAGGTGGATTCAGTGAAGACGTTCTGGATGGAAGCCGAACTCGGCAACGCGAACATCAAGACGCTGGTGCAGTCGGACAAGCTCGATGGGCTGATCGCCTGGTGGGAAGAGGCGCTGACGAAACAGTCGGAGCCGGACCATCGGCAGGCATCGCGCAACGTCGTGGTCGAGGCGCTGAAAAAGAACCTGCACCACACTGACGAGAAGGTCGCGGAGATGGTGTGCGGCGCGCTGCTGTGGTTGACAGCGACGGGGCCGATCGGAACGACCATCATGCCGTTCATGCGGCGCGGCGACATGACCATCCGATACGAGATCACGCAAATCACCGAGACGGGTTACAATTTCTGCACCAAGTTTGATGAGAAGACGGACGCGGCATTGATGCTTTAGTTATCAACGGCAAACAGTGGAAAGCCCGGGCAAGCCCCGGCATTTCTAAGTTGTCCGACAAGGACGATTTTTTCTTTCAATCTCAACATGCTTCACCATTCTGCGGCCTATGCGGAATGGAACGATGTTTGACCGATTGAAATCCGTCTTCGGCTTTGAGGCGAAGAGCCTCGCCGATCCTAGTCCAGAACTTCTCAGCATCTTCGGCGCGGGTTTGCCGGGCGCGATTACGCGCGCTCAGGCCCTCGACGTTCCGGTGGTCAGCACCGCGATCCGGACGCTCAGCGAAGCCGCGGCGACGCTCAGCATCAAGGTGGTCCGGGTCAACGACGACGGCACCGAGACCGACGACGCCAAACATCCCGTCGCCAAGCTGCTGCAGGACCAGGTCAACGACTGGACCAGCGCCTTCGAACTTGTCCGCGACCTGGTGGTGCAGGCCCTGACCTGCGACGCGGGCGGCATTGCGTGGATCAATCGCGTCGACGGCAGGCCGCACGAGATCATTCTTTACCAGCCGGGCAAGATTTCTGTTTCCTATGCCGACACCGGCGAGCCGAGCTATCGCATCGATAGCCGTCCGCTCGACGCTGCCGACGTGATCCACTTGCGGTCACCGTTCAGCCGTTGCCCGCTGACCATGGCGATGCGCGCGATCTCGGTGGCGTGGCATCTGGAAAATCACGCGCTCAACTTGTTCAAGAAGGGCGCCCGGCCGGGCGGCGTCATCAAGTTCAAGAAGACCCTTGGCGACGAGGGCCTGAAGAAGATGAAGGCCGGTTGGCGCGCGGCGTTCTCCGGTTCGGACAATTCCGGCGAGACGGCCGTTCTGTGGGACGATGCCGATTTCCAGCAACTCACGCTCAACAGCACCGACAGCCAATTTCTCGAAAACAGGAAATTCCAAATCCTGGAAATCTGCCGGGCGTTCCGCATCCCGCCCGGCATGGCCTACGAGCTGGACCGCGTCACGTACAATAACGGGGAACAGCAGGGCCAAGAGTTCCTGAGCTACAGCCTGGAGCCGTGGTTGCACGCGCTGGAAAACTGTTTCCGCCGGGCGCTGTTCTCCACCGACGAACGGGCATCCTATCGCGTCGTCTTCGATCGCGACGACCTGACCCGCGCCAGCCTGACCGATCGCGCCGCGGCGATCAACAGCTTGCGGGCGTCGAAGGTGCTCAACGCCAACGAGGGCCGCTCCTGGATCGGGCTGCAGCCCTATGAGGGCGGTGACGTTTACGAAAACACGAACATCAGCACCGACAGCCCGGCGGCGGACGGTTCGAACCAGCGCGCGGACAAGACGCCACCGAAACAGAAACTGCAGGCGGCAGCATGAACAGCCGGATCGAGTTCAAGGCCGATTTTGCCATTGATGACGCTGGGGCCATCACCGCGATGGCGTGGCCGTTTGCGAAGCCCGATCGCGTCGGTGACATGATCGAGAAGGGCGCCTTTGCCAGCGCGGCGGTTCCGATCCCGATGCTGTTCGGGCACGACGCCAACGATCCGGTCGGCGCCTGGGATGTCGCCACCGAGAAGGCGGACGGCCTGCACCTGAAGGGGCGGCTGTTGGTCGACGACTTGCCGCGGGCGCGGGAGGTGCGGGCGCTGGTCAAGGCCGGTGCTGTCCGCGGCGTCTCGATCGGCTTCGTCACCCGCAAGGCCAGGGCCAGGGCAGGCGGTGGCCGCACCATTTCTCAACTCGAGTTGTTGGAAGCGTCCCTCGTGGCGATTCCCATGCATCCGGGCGCGCGCATCACCAGCGCCAAGTCCGCGATTACGGCCCTTGCGATCGCAGAGGCCATTCACCGCGCCACCGCGGCGCTCACGACAGGAACGAAAGCATGAAGCACGTTGCCACCAAGGCGCTGATCGGCAGCGCTGCCATCATTCGCAAGGGCGATGACGAAGATCCGGCGTCGATCGTCACGAAGGCGCTCGGCGACTTTTCGACCGAGCTCGAAAAGAAGTTTGACGATCGGTTCAAGGCGTTGGAGGCCAAGGCGCCGGCCACCGATCCGAAGCTGACCGAGCGGCTGGACAAAATCGAGGCCAAGGTCAACCGCCCCGGCGCCACGGACAAGACCAAGGACGAACAGGCCGAATCCGAAAAGAAGGCCTTCCACTCCTATCTGCGTCAGGGCGATCGGGCCGACCCGGTCGAACTGAAGACCCTGATCGTGTCCAGCGATCCGCAGGGCGGCTATCTGGCGCCGACCGAATTGTCGACCGAGTTCATCCGCGACCTGATCGAATATTCGCCGATCCGTGGCCTCGCCACGGTGCGCAGCACCACGTCGCCGGCTGTTGCCTACCCGAAACGGATCGGCACGACGAACGGAAAATGGAAAGGGGAACTCCAGGCGCAGGAAGGTTCGGAGCCGAGCTTCGGCCAGGTCGAGATCCCGGTTCGCGAGATCAACACCTTCGTCGACATCTCGAACCAGTTGCTCGCCGACAGCGCGGGCGTTGCCGAGGCCGAAGTTCGCATGGCGCTGTCCGAAGACTTCGGACAGAAGGAAGGCGCCGCCTTCGTCAAGGGCTCCGGACCGCTGATGCCCGAGGGCCTGCTGACCAACGGCGACGTCGTCTCGGTCCCGACTGGCAACGCGGCGACGCTCGGCACCACGCCCGCCGACCTGCTGATCAGCGTGTTCTACTCGCTGCAGGCAGCCTATCGGCAGCGCGGCACCTGGTTGATGGCGGGATCGACGCTCGCCGCGATCCGCAAGCTGAAGGATGGCCAGGGCAACTTCCTGTGGCAGCCCTCGCTGCAGCTTGGGCAGCCGGAAAGCATCTTGGGTCGTCCGGTGGTCGAAGTCCCGAACATGGACGCCATCGGCGCCGGCAACACTCCTATTGCCTTTGGCGATATTGCGACCGCTTACCGTATCATCGATCGGCTGGCGCTCAGCATCCTGGTCAACCCGTACCTGCTCGCCACCAGCGGCATCACCCGCATTCACGCCACCCGGCGCGTCGGCGGCGCGGTCATTCGGCCCGCGGCGCTCAAGAAGATCACCTGCGCCGTTAGCTAGAAGGAACAGCACCATGCGCGATCTTGCTTCAAACATCGGCGTCGTCCTGGCGCTGTCTCCCGCGGTGCAGGCCGCGACCATCAAGGGCAACGCGGTCGATCTGCAGGACTACGAAAGCGCCGCCCTGATCCTCAACAGCGGCGCCATCGTCGGCGCCGGCAGCTTTGCCGCCAAACTGCAGGAGGCCGACACCACTGCGGACGGCGACTTCACCGACGTTCCGGCCGATCTGCTGGTCGGGGTATTGCCGACGGCGCTGGCGGCCGATGCCACGGTCAAGCAAAGCTACATCGGACATAAGCGCTATGTCCGGGTGGTGGTGGCCAAGAACAGCGGGACGTCCGTCGCGGTCGGCGCGGTGTTCGTGCTGGGCCACGCCCGCAATCGTCCGGTGGCCTGATCCATGGCGAGCAAGCTTTCCGAGTTCTCGACGAACACCAGCAGCTTCGGCGCCAAGGGGTTGGCTATCGCCAAGTCTGACAGCGCGGATATTGCTGGTGGTCCGGTCAAAGCGATCACCGTCACCGCTGCGGGGAGCCTGTCCTTCATCCCGCCCGGCAACGCCGACAACGATCCGATCAGCTATGCCGACGTGCCGGTTGGCTTCATCCCGCCCTACCAAGTTCGTCGGGTGAAGAGCACCGGCACCACCGCCACCGTGCGGACAATCGAGGACTAGCAACCATGCCGATGCGCGCACCATCCATCCGTGGTTGCTGCGGGCGTCGGCTTCCGTCTGACGTGCTGTGCCCATGTCAGGCCAAGCGCGCAGCCGAGCGCAAGGCAAGGCACGATGCGGTCAGGCCCTCCGCATCTGCCCGCGGCTATGACGGGAAGTGGCGGACCGAAAGCCGAGCATTCATCGCGGCGCATCCGCGGTGCACGCGCGTTGTGGATGGCAAGCCATGCGGCAAGCCGGCCACGCTGGTGCATCACATCGTTAGGCACGGTGGCGACATGAAACTGTTTTGGTCCCGATCCAATTGGGCGCCACGCTGCACCGAATGCCACAGCAGCGCCGAACAGTCTGGCGAGGCGCGGCAGGCCGGGGGGTGGTCGACGTCTTCGCGGAATCGCCAGGGACCGGCGCATTCTCAGTCCCGCAAGAGATCCCAGAATTGAGGTTTTTTAGATGGCGATCGTCACGTTGGAAGAGGTCAAGGCCCAACTGAACCAGACGCTGGACGTCGATGACGAACTGATCGAGCGCAAGATCTGCGCCGCGCAGTGCCATATCGAACAGCTGCTCGGCTTCAAGATTTCCGATCAGTACACGCCGACGAAGATTCCGGCGCCGCTGAAGGAATGCGTCTGCCAGCTGGCGGCGCATTGGTACGAAAACCGCGAGGCGGTGCTGGTGGGCGTCACTGCGCAGTCGCTGCCGATCGGCGTGTCCGACATCGTGAACGAGTACCGTAACTGGAGCTGGGCGGGTTGAGCCATGCGCGCCGGCAACCTCGACAGCGTGATTGAGATCCAGCGTTTCACCGTCACGGGTGATGACGGCATGGGAAATGAAATTCAGGAATGGGTGGCGCTTGCCACGCTGCGCGCTCAGCTGATCCAGGCCGGCACCGAGGAGTTCATTCGCAACTACGGCACCAGCGAGGACACTGTTATCGTGTTTCGGACGCGCTACCTGCAGGGCGTCACCAACGTCGATCGCGTGGTCTATGACGGCCTTGTCTACGACATCAAGGAGACCAAGGAAATCGGCCGCGCGCGGGGCCTGGAGATCAGGACGATTTCGCAAGGGCAGGTGGCCTGATGCGCGGCACGAAACCGACGCTGGTGGTCGATAATGGCACGGTGCTGCGGGACATCAAGGCACCGTCGTGGATGTCGAAGGACGCCAAGGCCGAATGGCGGCGCGTGTTCCCGGTCATCCGCAAACGCCGCATTCTCACGACAGCAGACCTTGGCTCGCTTGAAAATTACTGCGTCGCGCTCGGCACCGTGCGGGAGATGGAACGGACGCTGCAGGCCGAAGGGCATGTGTTCTCCGCCGAGTCCGGTCCGAAGCGGCACCCGGCTGTTGCCATTCAATCCGACGCGATGACCCGCGCGCTGCGGCTTGCTTCAGAGCTTGGTCTCACTCCAGTGAGTAGATCCCGGCCGGCAGTCAGGAAGGATGATGACGGTGACGAGCCTAGTCCCTTGGATTTCTGACGACAGTCCGATCGATGATCCGTTGGGCCGTGGCGAGCGCGCGGTCCAGTTCTTGCGCGCCCTGCGTCATCCGAAAAGCAATGAGCCGCGCCGCGCCTTCAGGCTCGATCGGTGGCAGGAGCGCATCGTCCGCCGCATCTACGGTCCGCGCAATCCGGATGGCACCCGCATCGTCAAGACGGTGGTGCTGCTGCTGCCGCGCGGCAACCGCAAGACGTCGCTGGCGGGCGCGCTATCCCTGCTGCACACCATCGGTCCCGAGCGCGTGGCCGGGGGCGAAAACATCCTGGCCGCGTCGGACCGCAAGCAAGCCGGCTATGGCTTCCGCGAGGCCGCCGGCATCGTGCGGGAGGACAAGCGCCTGGTTGCTGCCACCCGCATTTACGACGCGCACAACAGCGTCAAGAAGCTGCACTTCATCCGCGACGGTTCGTTCCTCGAGGCGATCAGCGGCGACGCCGGGACGCAGCACGGCCGGACTCCGGCCTTCGTGTTCGCCGACGAACTGCATATCTGGCGCAACGTCGAACTGTGGAAGGCGCTGAAGTCCGCCATGGTCAAGTCGGTCGGCTCGCTCCTGATCGTCGCCACCACCAGCGGGCGCGGCCAGGAAAACGTCGCATTCGAAATCGTCGATCGCGCGCGCAAGGTTGCCAGCGGCGAGATCATCGATCCGACGATGCTGCCGATCCTGTTCGAAACCCCGGCCGATGCCGACTGGAAAGACGAAGCGATCTGGTACGCCGCGAACCCCGGCCTGGAGCTGGGCTATCAGGATATCGAGGGCCTGCGCCAGCTGGCGCGCGAGGGCGAAACCAGCATCACCGCCCGCGAAACGTTCCGGCAATACAATTTGAACGTTTGGCTCGATCACAGCACCGACCCGTTCATCGACATGGCGATCTATGACCGGGGCGGTGGCGTGCTGCCGGACGGCCTGGACGGCCTGCCTTGCTGGATCGGTGTCGACATGTCGACCACCACCGACTTAACCGCGGTGGTGGCGTGCATCCGCAAGGATGATGATTTCGTGGTGCTGGCGCATTTCTTCTGCCCTGGCGACAATTTGCGGGCGCGCGCCGATCGCGATGGCGTCCCGTACCCGGCCTGGGCAGAGCAGGGGTTTCTCACGCCGACGCCGGGCAACGTCATCGACTATTCGGCGGTTGAGGCCTGCATTCGCGGTCTCAATGAGCGGTTCGACGTCCGCGAGATCGGTTTCGATCCGGCCTATGCGCAGGCGGTGATGGGGCCGTTGACCGACGATGGTTTGCCGACCGCGACGATCCGGCAGGGGTGGGTGACGCAATCGCCGGCCTTGAACGAGCTGGAGCGCGTCATCCTGGCCGGCAAGCTGCTGCACGGCGGCCACCCGGTCTTGCGGTGGTGCTTCGACAATGTCGCCATCCACACGGACAGCGCCGGCAACCGCACCATGCACAAAGGCAAGTCGCGAGATCGCATCGACGGCGCGGTGGCGACGTGGATGGCGGTGTCGCGTGCTGCGGCATCTGAAACCCGATCGTTTTACGATTCGGACGCATTCACCGAAGACATGGCGAGTTTTTGA